CTGATGATCTAACTGCTTGGCTAGGAGATACGAACATCGAACGTATTATTATTGACCCGTCTGCTGCTTCATTCATTGCTGAATTGAAGAAGCGAGGATATAGAATCAAAAAAGCTAGAAATAATGTCCTTGAAGGTATTCGTTTTGTCGGCTCTATGCTCGGTCAAGAAAAAATAGCAGTGCATGAGAGTTGTGTGAATACGCTGAAAGAGTTCCACGCTTATGTCTGGGACGAGAAAGCCTCTGCGAATGGCGAGGACAAACCTATCAAGCAATTTGACCACGCCATGGATGCCCTGCGTTATTTCTGCTACACAGTATTATTCAAGTCAGGAGGTATGACTGTTTGGAAATAGAAGTAATCAAAAAGATAATCTCGTCGCAGATGATTAAACACGGACAGTTTGTCATGCAAGCAGCTGAAGCCGAGAAATACTATCGCAACGAGAATGATATTAAACGGAAGCGTAAGCCTGCCGATAAAAAAGGCGCTGAGAACGAAGCGAAAGCAGAAGATAATGCATTTCGTAACGCTGACAACCGTATTAGTCACAACTGGCATCAGTTGTTGCTTGACCAGAAAAAGGCTTATGCGTTGACCTATCCGCCTACATTCGATGTGGACGATAAAAGCGTTAATGATAAGATTGTAGACGTCTTAGGAGACGATTATGAACGTATCAGCAAGCAACTTTGCGTTAATGCAGGAAATGCTGGTATCGCTTGGCTTCACGTTTGGAAAGACGCTAGTGATAATTCGTTTAGATACGCTTGCGTGGACTCAAAAGAAGTAATACCAATCTATTCAAAGTCCTTAGATAAGAAGTTGATTGGGGTACTGCGAGTTTACTCTAGCATAGATGAAACGGATGGTAAGAATTACACTGTTTATGAATATTGGAACGATAAAGAGTGTTCTTTCTATCGTCATGAAGAAAATAAGCCGCTGGAAGAATTAGAGACATTCCAAGCAATCTCTTTGATTGATACCATGAATGGAGACCAGTCTAGTGATAAAAGTTTCAAGCATGATTTTGGCCTTGTTCCTTTTATTCCATTCAAAAACAATGAAATTGAGACCAACGACTTGAAGCCAATCAAAGACCTAGTTGATGTTTACGACAAGGTCTTTAGTGGATTTGTCAATGATACAGACGATGTTCAAGAGGTTATCTTTGTTCTTACAAACTACGGAGGGCAGGACAAGCAAGAGTTTCTTGAAGATTTGAAACGCTACAAGATGATTAAGATGGACAACGACGGTATGGGAGACCAGTCAGGAGTTACAACTATTGCGATTGACATCCCAACCGAAGCTAGAAATCTGATTTTAGAGCGGACTAAGAAACAAATCTTTATCAGTGGTCAAGGGGTTAACCCTGAAACAGATAAGCTGGGGAACAGTTCTGGTGTTGCTTTGAAGTTCCTATACTCACTTTTAGAGTTAAAAGCTGGGAATATGGAAACTCAGTTCAGAAGTGGATATGCCACACTTGTCAAGATGATCTTGAAACATCTAGGATTTTCCGACAAACTCAAAATCAAGCAAACATGGACACGGAACTCAATCAATAACGATACAGAAATGGCTCAAGTGGTTTCTACTCTTGCAACTATCACATCAAGAGAGAACGTAGCTAAATCGAATCCAATTGTAGAAGATTGGCAGGATGAACTGCGCTTGCAGAAAGCTGAACAAGAGGAACGCCCTGAAAAAGCCTACGATATGGAAGAGTTAGAGCATGAGTCGGAAGCTGAATAAAGAAGAGAAGATTGCTTTCATCGAATCTCTCGATGACCTCAGCCGAGAAGAGAAGGACAGATTGCTATATGAGCTGGCTCAGATTGACGACCTCAGCGAGATAATAGACTACATCGATAATTTATACCGCAGAACACTAAAACGCATTACAGGGCGTTTAGAGGCGTTTGAGAGGGTATCTAAAAATCGTAGTGACATATTGCCATTTTATTTGTTATCTCTGACCAAGACTGACCAATTGAAAACCAAGCAAGATATTGCTGGTTTTGTTAAGAAACATCCTGATTTAACAGAGTGGTCAAGGTCGATAAAGGCCAAAACAAATGCAGATGCCTTGTTTGCTGGTGTTGAGATGGATATCGCTGAAATGACTGGCAAAATCAATAAGCGAATAGAAACACACCTCAAGCAAACCTACCAAGAAACCTACTTAAATCGTGCTTACAACTACCATAAACAGACCAAAAGAGAACCGAATTTCAAGCCTGAGCGCTTAGAAGAAGAATATCTTCAGAAGGCAATCAAGGAAAACTTCAAAGGCAAGCGGTTCTCTGAACGTGTTTGGGGTAGCAACATGGATGAACTGGTCAGTAGAGTAGAATCGCTTGTAACCAACGATTTAAACCGTGGATATCCGATAGACCAGTCCAGTAAACTTCTAGCAATTGAATTTGACCGTGCTCGTAATCGTGCAGTGACTGTTTTACAAACGGAAACGAATGGTATTCAGGCTCAGGCGACGCTGGATGAATATCAGGACGATAATGTTAAGAAGTACAGGTATCTAGCGACCTTAGAGGTTCACACATGCCCTATTTGTGGTGAGTTGGACGGGAAGGTATTTCTTGTTAAGGATGCAGAGAAAGGTGTAAATTACCCGACCATGCACCCTCACTGTCGATGTACAACGGTTCCTGCCTTAGAAAAAGGTGGGAAACGCTATGCAAGAGACATTGAAACAGGGAAAGGCTATGAGGTAGAGAGCGGTCAGACCTTCAAGGACTGGCGAAAGCAGCAGCTTGATAAGTATGGTCAGACTGCTATCAAGGACAAGCTACAAGCTGAAAGATTGGAAAAGGACAGAGTCCGCAGAACCAAGGAGCAGTTCATAGCTTATAGGCAGGTTTTAGGCCCTCAAAATATGCCCAAAACATTTGCAGGCTTCTATGATTTGAAGTATAATGATGTTGAGGGATATAAACACTTAAAACATGTGGTTAATATCCAGAAAAAGTTCAAAAATGGCACATGGCTGGATAAAATCAATCCGGAAAAACAGGCTAGACATATGCAATCAACATCATTGAGTGGGAAAAGCTATTTTTATGATCATGTGGATGTCGATGCTTTGTACAATAAGTACAAAATGACTGGATTTTTAGAAACTAGTAGAAAAGGCGTTCGAACCAGCAATGAAAAGGTTCATTTGTTTGAGGATAAGCCATTGGGAATTGATGTTTATACTGGTAAGCAAATAAATGCTATGACAATTAAATATAGCAAAACTGGCGTTCACTTAATACCAACATACCACGAAAGGAGAGACTGATGGAACTTAGAAAATTTAATAACAAGGTTGTCAGAATCACCGATATTGATGGCCAGATCTTTAAAGGTGTAGCTCTTTACGAAGACAAAGATGTCCACGATGAAGAACTTGATGGGTTATCCGTTAATTCTGGAACCAGATGGACAAAACTCTTTGAAGATGAAATCAAGGAAGTGGAAATTATAGCATAAGCACCTAGAGAAATCTAAGTGCTTTTCTTATGCTTAGAAAGGAGCGAGAAATGAAATACCGTAAAAAACCAGTAGTGATTGAAGCCGTGCAGTTTTTAGATACAGAAGAAGCTATAGATGAGCTATGCGATTTTGGACTAGACCCAGTACGGATTGACTACACTGATTTAAGCAATCCCCTTTTAAAAATCGAAACGCTTGAAGGATTGATGATTGCAACAGAAGGTGACTACATCATCAAAGGTGTGCAAGGCGAGTTTTATCCATGCAAACCTGACATCTTTAAAGAAACATACGAAAAAGTAGAGGAGTAAAAACATGTTTATCTGGGATTGGGTATCAATTTTATTTGGTTGGATTATATTTTTTGCATTAATTTCGTTCGTAATAATTAAATTATTTGAAGTCATTTCAACTCTAAAAGTCGGAATTGAATGCAGAAAGAAACTGAAACAATTGAAAAATAAATAATCTAACCGCATCGAAATCGAGGCGGCTTTTTTTTTTTTTTACCCTCTTGGAATCCCCTCCGGTTTTTTT